CGATGATTTCTAGTCACTTATTGCCCCTCGGCTCAACCCCATTGGAAAAACACGCGGCGGAAATCCTCAAAACTGCGGTAGAAAATCCAGTCATTATTGCGGACCTAATCAACCCAGAACGTTGCCCACCGCAATTGCTTGCCTATCTGGCGTGGGCGTTTTCCGTTGACAAATGGGACGAGAATTGGACGGACGAAGTCAAACGAAACGCCATTAAGCAATCATTTCTTGTCCACAAACGCAAAGGGACGATTAATGCCGTGCGCCGAGTGGTTGAACCTATAGGCTATATGGTCAACTTGAAAGAATGGTTTAACGCCGAGCCAATGGGTGAACCGGGAACGTTTAGCTTGACCATTGAAGTGCCGGAAACAGGATTAAACGAGCAGACCTACAACGAATTAGTCAGATTGGTCAATGATGTAAAACCCGTCAGTCGACACTTAAAACAGCTCGCCATTGCGGTCTCACCAACAGGCACCATGAACGTATTTTTAGGACAGCAAACGGGCGAAATTATCACCGTTTACGCACAATAAACAGGAAGCAAACACATGGCACAATATACCGCAGTTTTTACAACCTACGGCACGCAACAACTGGCAAAAGCCATTGCAAACAACAATCCACTCACCGTTACGCATTTTGCTGTCGGTGATGGCAACGGCAATGCCGTGACGGTAAGCGCCAGCCAAGAACGTTTGGTCAACGAAAAATATCGCGCAACAATCAGTGCTGTATCGCTTGACCCACGCAATAACAAACAGGTTGTTTTTGAATTAACTATCCCGGAAAACGTAGGTGGCTTTTATATTCGGGAGATGGGCGTTTTTGACGCTCAAAACAAACTCATTGCCTATGCAAACTGCCCGGAAAGTTTTAAACCGACATTAGCAAGCGGAAGCGGAAAAGTGCAAGTTATGCGCATGATTTTACTTGTTGCCAGCTCAAATGCCGTTACGCTCACCGTGGACGACAGCGTCATTTTTGTGACGCGCGGACAACTTACGCCGAAAGACATCACAGCAAATAGCGCAAATGGATTTGATAATACCGGACATAGCCACGCTATCGACAAAGCAAGCACAACAAAAGCGGGCATTGTCCAACTCACAAGCGACACAGGGTTAGAGAGCGAAAATCTCGGACTAACTGCAAAAGCCGGTAAAGTACTAGCACAAGGTATTGCCGCCTTACGCCTTGCGCTGAATAACTACATACCATTAAAAAGCAGATCATCATCTGTAACAAGCAATGACGAAAATGGCGTAGCAACACCAAAGGCGGTCAAGACAGCTTACGATAAAGGCGTTGAAGCCAAACAGGCGGCGGATGACGCACAACGTACAGCCAATGACGGTGTGGCAAAAGCAAATGCCGCACAAAACTCAGCAGACAATGCTCAACGTAGTGCAAATGATGGCATAAACCGAGCCAACAATGCACAGAATAGCGCAAATGATGGCATAAACCGGGCTAATAATGCACAAAATAGCGCAAATGATGGAATAAACCGGGCCAATAATGCACAACAGACTGCTGAAGCCGCAAACACAAATGCCAACACTCGTGTGGCTAAATCAGGCGATACGATGACCGGTAATTTGTCATTTAAACAAGGTGATTACAGTGGTATTAGCTTTTACAACAATGATGACTATTATCTACGACTAGAAGGCAATCCTAAAGCCGGTAGTAATATGCTCACATTTGTATATCGCCAACCAAACGGCGAAAACGTCGCAGTGGCATCTTTGCCCAAAAAAAACGGCACGATTGCTTACGTTGATGATGTCGTGCGCAAAACTGGCGACACAATGATAGGTACACTCTCAATTAATAAATCAACAGAGAGTTACCCTATTGGTTCTTATGCTTGGGGAGTACCGCTTAAACTAAGTGGTGATGCCATGATAAGTAATGGCATGACCTGTATCGCATTTAATAACAATGGGGCGCTACATTTAGGCGGTCGTAAAAATAGCCCTGAATTTATCGCAACGGTTGATAGTGAGGGGATTTATACCGGTGGTGTTGTGCGTGCTACCGGTCATATTGCGAAAGCATATGGACAGGGCGCATTTGTCAATCAATGGGCGGACAAAAAAGCACCATATGTGGTTAATAACCCAAATGCCAACGGGCAAAATATCTATTATCCCTTTATCAAGGGGCTTAACACTAATGGCAATCAATATGGCACGGCATTTAGCTTTGGCTATATGACCCCTGGGACAATCAACCAATTTGGCAGTGGCGCCATCCACTTAATTACAGATAGTGGCAACGGGAGAATATGGTGGTTTAGACACGACGGAAAATTAGAAGGTGATGATTTTGTCACGACTGACGGTAAACGCCTCTCAGACTTACCGAGAGAACGCCTTATTTGGCAAGGGTCAACGGATAACCCAATCACAGTTAATGCGCAAGTTGGCAAAGGCGCGTTATTTATATTGATGGACACTCCCCATGGACCAAACGCGAATCGCCCAATTTGGTTCAGCGCGCCCATCGAACAAAGCAACGACACACGCATCGGCGAATACGATACAGGCGGAACCGCTGGTGACTATAACTATGTCACTCTCGCGTTGTTGCATCGTAATGGTAACAATATCACTATCACCCCACAAAGTGATGGCCGCAAACCAAGAATTAAAAAAGTCGTCGTATTTGGTTAACTTAACTAAGGATAAAAAATGAAAGTGTATTTTTTAAAAAAAGACATTAGCCAATATGTTATCTATCCTGCCCCCGAAGATGAATCATTGTATTTTGTGTTGGACGTTAAATCCGATGAAGAGTTAGCGCAAAAAACACCGGTATTACATCAAGACAAATTAGTGTTAGTGGACAAACAACCCACCCCAGCCCACAAATGGGATGGCAAAGCGTGGGTGATTTCACCGGATAAAATGACCGCACTTTTACCAAGTCGGAAAGCCGAGTTATTAAATGTTATCGCCAACAAAACCGATAATTTCAAAGCGCAGTATCTTGTCGGCTATTCACAAGCCGAAATTGACAGTTTTTATCGTCAAGAACGCGAAGCACGAAATGAATTGCCGACAATGCTTTTAACCGAAATTTTTGAAGGGCGCGATGATTTAAGCTCAATCGAAGATTTAAAGAAAAAAGTCATCGAAAAAGCGGACTTATTCGCCATCATCATGGGTAAACTCTTTGCAATTAAACAAGGCTTTGAAAAGCACATTGAACAAGCAGAAACCATGGAACAATTGGATAAAATTGAGCAGGAGATCAATCAATGGCAAAAACTGTAAAAACATGGGGCTATCATGTATTAATAGAGATTGACCAACTATTTAATGCAATCACAGGCGGTGGAGCAGATGAAACATTGTCTAGTCGTACCTATCGCCGCGCAGTATTAATCCAAAGTAAGCCGAAAAAGCGTTGGCGTGTGTTGCATAAAATCATCAATGGATTATTTTTTGACAAAAACCACTGCCGCACGGCATGGGAAAGCGAAATCAACCGCAAACAATATCCTGCCGACTTTCAATAATCATCAAAAGTGCGGTCGATTTTGACCGCACTTTGTTGTACTCATTCTCACAATCTCAACCGCTCGCAATCCTTTATCGCACCTCACAAAATACCCCTATCTTTTCAAACCACAGAAACCATAGGGCTAAAATATGTCTGAAGAATTCTTGCATGGTGTCAAGGTAACGGAGATTTCCCAAGCCTTACGCACGCTAACCACATCATCCACGGCTGTCATCGGGTTGGTTTCTACCGCACCAGATGCCGACAATGCTGTGTTCCCGTTAAATAAACCTACCTTACTCACCGGCATCACCTCCGCTGTCATTGCCAAAGCAGGCAAAAAAGGGACGTTATCTCGCGCCCTCGACGGCATTTTGGATATTGTGAATTGTAAGGTCGTCGTCATTCGCGTGGAAGAAAGCGAAGAAGAAAGCCAAATGAAAGCCAATGTTATCGGTTCCGTGGATAGCGAAGGCAACTACACCGGCTTGAAAGCCTTTTTGGTGTCTGCGTCTGTGTGCGGTGTTAAACCACGCATTTTCTGTGTGCCGAAGTATGATTCACAAGATGTCACCACAGAATTGGTGAGTGTGGCACAAAAACTCAACGGTTTTGTGTATGCCTCTTGCTATGGTTGCAATACCAAAGAACAAGCCGTCACCTATGGCCGCAACTTTTCCCAACGGGAACTCATGCTGATCTTCGGTGATTTCCAATCTTTCAACCCAATCACTAAACAAACCGAAGTGGATTATGCCGTGGTACGTGCCGCTGCAATGCGCGCCTATCAAGACAAAGAATACGGTTGGCATACCTCCATTTCAAACAAAGGGCTAAACGGTGTCACCGGTGTAACCAAGCCACTTTCCTTTGACATTAATGATTCCGCAACGGATGTGAATTATCTCAACGAAAACGGCATCACCTGTTGTGTCAACCACAACGGCTTTAAGTTCTGGGGACTTCGCACCCGTTCCGCCGATAAGCTGTTCATTTACGAAAACTACACCCGCACGGCGCAAGTTCTCAAAGATACGATTGCACAATCCTTTGACTGGGCGGTTGATAAAGACATTTCCGTGTTGTTGGTGAAAGAAATCGTGGCGGCGATTAATGCTAAATGGCGTGAATTCACAGCCAAAGGTTATTTAATTGGCGGCAAAGCCTTTGTTAATTCGGAACTAAACACGGCAGCGACATTAAAAGATGCCAAATTACTCATCTCTTACGACTATTGCCCGGTTCCGCCGCTTGAACAACTTGGATTCAACCAATACATCAGCGATGAATACTTGGTTGACTTCGCCCGCGAAATCGCAAAAGTAGGAGCATAATCCCATGGCTTTACCAAGAAAATTAAAACTCATGAACTTCCTCGGCAACGGCAATTCCTACCGTGGACAAATCAATGAAATCACCCAACCTAAACTTGCCATGAAACTGGAAGAATACCGTGCAGGCGGTATGTTTGGCTCGGTAAAAGTGAATTTAGGTTTAGAAGGGTTGGAAGTGCAGTTCAAAATGGGCGGCTACATGACCGAATTGGTCAAAGAATTTGGCGGTTCCATTGACGGCACGGCATTACGTTTCGCCGGTTCATATCAACAGGACGACACCGAAGAAGTCACTTCCATCGAATTGGAAATGCGTGGTCGTTTCGGTGAGATTGATAATGGCACAAACAAATCAGGTGACGACACTGAACAAAGCTACACCGTGCCGTTGACCTATTACAAAATCATCGAAAACG